CATAGAGGGTATTGCTCTTGAATCTATAAAAAATAACTTTACCGATGATGACCTCAATGAGTATCTAGCCAGAAAGAGCGGAATCATCTTCTCTGGTGGCGGAACCATTGGCAGCAACTTCGATGTTATCAAGCGCAATGCTTACAACTACGGCATAACACTTGATGCCAATATGGAGAACACCATCAACCTTTCACTGCTTGACCCTATGGATGGCAGAGATGCTCAGTATTGGGTCAACAGCATGAAGCAGATGGCTATGGATGCACCTCAAAATAAGCCATTCCTTTCTGCCCTTAAAGAGGGTAGGAGCCTTTATGAGGTAACAAACAGTTACCGCAAGCAGATGGCTGACTTGCTCGAGGTTGATACCACGGCAATCACATGGAATGACTTAATGGGCAAGGTAATAGACAAAGACACGGGCAATGCTCGTACCTTTGCAGACTTCAATAAGCAACTTAAGCAGGACCCATTGTGGCAGTACACCAAGAACGCAAAGGAAACCTATAGCAACATGGCACTTGATATTGCCCGTATGTTCGGATTTGCAGGTTAACCATGGCGATACAGTCCAGAGCGCAATGGGAACGCATGCAACAGATGATTCCTGTCGAAGATAGAGTGTCATACGAAGATTACTTAGCGACATCAGGAACTCGAGGATTGACCTCCGCTGAGGAGCGCTTATTCGGAACTCTTGATTCTGAAATCGCCCCTCAACCAGTTACTCCGCAACAGGTCGGACCACGCATGCCTAAGGGTATTGCTGGAGCAGATGTAGCCATTACCCCAGGTGGGCAGATTAACCTTACTCCCACTGGTGGCGGTACATTCGATAGGATGCCTGGCGGTGGATTAACACCAAGCCTATTCACTGGCTCTGGAACTACTGCAGACCCATTGATTTACAAGGGAAGTCCTTACACTGGTGAGCGCAATGGCGCTAAGTATGTCAATGGTGTTCTCAAGACAGACAGTGCTAAAAATCAAGTAGGTGTTAAATACACTGGCGGTGGCAGAGCAGGTAGCCCACTACTTGCTGATGGGGTTCCTTTTACTGGAGTCCTGTACGGTGCCAACTATGTCAATGGAATAGTCCAGCAAACAGTTGCTACACCCACAACGCCAGCCATTGACCTTGAAAAAGAAAAGCGCAAAAGCGCTCAAGATGATTTTAAAGCATCACTCGCTGAGTTGGGTCTTGCAGATTTGGCAGAGACTGTAGATGCTTTCATCAAAGATGATGAGACAGTAGCAAACATTAAGTTGAAACTTCCAAAGACTAAAGCATATACAGACAGATTCCCAGGGATGACAGCATTGAGAAATGCAGGCATTGCCATTAGCGAAGCCCAGTATATTTCTAATGAGAGAACATACCTACAGAGCCTTCGAGCCTATGGGCTTGATACTGGAGTCCTTGGCAGTAGAGCAATGCTTGGTAAATACATTGCCAACAGCGTTGCGCCACGAGAGTTTGAGGAGCGCATTGACCTTGCTGTAAGGGCTGTTGATGCTAACCCAGATGTCCTTGCCACATTCAAGACTTTTTACCCAGAGGTTGACAAGAACGCAGTAGCAACTTACTTACTCAATCCTGAGGCTGGTATCCAGACCATCCGCAAGCAGGTAAGAACTGCTGAGATTGGTGCTGCTGCATCCAAGTCTGGCTTTGGAGTACAAGGCGGACTCGCTGAGTTCGAGAACCTTATCGCTCCAGTTGGAACTGCTAGTTACGCACAAATCAGCACAGAGTTCCAGCGAGCACGCCAGTTGGCTAATGCTCAGAGAAGGCTTGCTGCAATCGAAGGTCAAGCATATAGCGATATGGAAGCAGTACAAGCAGTCGTTGGCGACAATGTTCCAGCGATTCTTGAATCACAACGCCGTACCGCTCGTGAAGTTGCTAGGTTCCAGCAGCGTGGCGGAGTAAGTGCAACCGCTTTAACCCAAACAAACATATAGAGAATCCCCACCCTGACCGACCAGCCCAGGGGGGCGTATAAGTCTGGTAGCGATAGCCGTATGAGTTTCCCCGAACTCATCCGTGGATTGCGAATACAACTAACAAAGGGAGATAGGTAGATGGCTACCAACTATGAATACGATGACGAAGATGATGACACTCCAACAGATGTTGTCAATCAACTCCGCAAAGTAAACCGTGCGCTTGAAAAGCGTGCAAAAGAACTAGAACAGGAGTTGTCAGGTCTGAAATCACAGACCCGTCAGCGTACCGTCAAGGAAGTTCTACAGGCTAAAGGACTCAATCCAAAGATTGCAGCGTTCGTACCACAGGATATTGATGCCTCGGAAGAAGCAATCAACCAGTGGGTAAACGAATATGGCGATGTATTTGGAGCACCAGTCCAACAGCAAGAACAGGCAAAAGTTCCAGATGTCTCGGCACATGCAAGAATCAACAACATGGTTTCCACAGGTCAACCTCCAACGGTTGATGAGGATGCTATGTCCAGAGTTCTTAATGCCAAGACTAAAGAAGAACTTGATGCCCTCCTTGGTCTTTAACTAATCAAACATCAACCAATCACCAGGAGGTGAACACATGGCATATACCGACACAACGGCTCTCGCTGGTCTAGTCAAGACAGCGTATGACCGCTATGTTGAGTTTGCCCTCCGCGCTCAGCCGATGATTCGTGCTGTTGCGGACAAGAAGCCAGCACAACAGGCAATGCCTGGTTCAAGCGTTGTATTCTCGCTTTACAATGACTTGGCTGCTGCTACTTCAACCCTTGCTGAGACAACTGACCCAGATGCAGTTGCTCTGCCAGATGTTTCAACCGTTTCCGTTACTCTCAATGAGTACGGCAACGCAGCGCTTGCAACTCGTAAACTCGAGTTGTTCTCGCTCTCCGATGTTGACCCTGCTATTGCAGACATCATCGCCTTCAACATGGCTGACTCACTCGACACCGTTGCACAGAATGTGCTCCGCGCTGGCGAGAATGTTATCTATGGTGGCAATGCAACTTCAACTGCAACTGTTGATGCTACTGATGATATTGATTCAGCAGCCATCCGCAAGGTAGTTGCTAAACTCCGCTCCAACAAGGCTGTTCCTCGTTCAGGAAGCCTCTACTGGGTCGGTATCCATCCAGAAGTTTCGCACGACCTTCGTGCAGAATCTGGTTCAGTCGGCTGGCGTGACACTCACGCACACACCGATGCTTCCCTTGGCAACCTGTACGCAGGTTCCATCGGAACCTACGAAGGTGCGTTCTTCATCGAGAACCCACGCATGTACAGCGCTAAGGATGGCGCTGACCAGACTCCTCTTGCAACCACTGCTGTCACCGTTACTGGTGCAACCGCTGGCTTCACCTTCGGTGTTGCTTCATCGGCTGTTATCGCTTCGCGTGCAGAAGTTGGCGACAAGATTTCTGGAACTGGTATTGCATCTGGTGCAAAGATTACTGCAATCAGCACCACTGGCAACACCACAACCTTCACGGTTGATATCGCCAACACCGCAGTTGTTACTGGCAATGTCCAGGTAACTCCAGTGACTCGCGTATTCCGCACGATTGTTTGCGGTAAGCAAGCACTTGCTGAGGCTGTTGCACAAGAACCAGGTGTGGTCATCGGACCAGTCACCGATAGATTGATGCGTTTCCGCCCAATCGGGTGGTACGGTGTCCTTGGATGGAGCCGTTACCGCGAGGAAGCGCTTTATCGCATTGAGACAGGTTCTTCAATCGCTGCTCTCTAAGCAGTAGGTGTTGCGGGGGTTATCAGATAGTGGGTAGCCCCCCAACCCAGAATAAGGATGACATGGCAGATTATTACTTTACTACCCCTACGGTAGATGAAACTCCAGCGGGCTTTGGTCCCTTATTTGATAGATATGAAATAGCCCGTGGTGTATCGGTGCTAAGGATTAACGGCGTTTACTCCTCCTTCCGTTATCCAGCACAGACACAGATTGACCAAGCACAAGAGTTTTACCTCGGCGGAACAGTTACTTTGATTAACGAGGCGACAAAAGATGCCCTCACCGCGCAAGGATATGGAGCGTACATAACACCAGCATGAACCTACATCAGATACAAAAGCACCCAGAATATGTAGAGGGTTGCTTCGGGTGCAAAGTAGGTACCCTCGTTATGAACGCTGGAGATGCTAACTCAAATCTCAATGTGCCCACTAAGAAGTGGGATAAAGAACTGCAGGCATATAGAGATGCCCGCGCCCAAGGTATTCAGCCCGCTGGAACTAGCATGAAGAAAGTTCAGCAGGCGGTAAAGATTTCAAACGAAACTGGAAAGGCTTACAAGGCAGGATAGGGAGGACAAATGGCTGCCAAGAAGAAACCTGTTCGCAAGAAGGCTGCTGCGAAGAAGCAGGTTGAGACAGTCAAAGATGAGTCGTACACGGAACTGGAGATGTACTGCATCTGGTTAAACGAGTACTACGGCTCCCTGCTCAAGGCTGGATTCAAGACTGACATAGCACTAAGCCTGCTCATGGATAAGACTTCCTACCCCAGTTGGGTTCCCTACAGGGTGCCTACTGAGGAGGAACTAGGCAAGTACCTGGATGAGGATGATGACGACCTATGGGACCGATAACTCCTGACCCTATGTGGGGATTGCCTACGCCAACAATAGAAGATGAAGATATATACGAAGATGAGGATGACGAATAATGTGCATTGAATGTAACTGCTTTGGAACTGTCACTCCTTATGGCGTGGGCGGTAGCAAGATAGGTTCACCAGCCCGTGCCAATGTGGAGCAATACAACAAGCCAATCGTTCGTATCGGTGAGACACCTCACGGTATGAAGCCAGAGATGGATGATTCGGAGGACTACGACTAATGAAGAAAGCAAAAGGCGCTAAGAAGGTAGCCAAGGTTATGCGTGAGTTCAAATCAGGAACTCTCCATTCTGGCAAAGGCGGTCCAGTCGTTAAGTCTCGCAAGCAGGCTGTGGCTATTGCCATGAGCGAGGCTGGCATGGCTAAGGCTAAGAAGAAAAAGAAGAAGTAGTGTCCTCAGGACAATATAAACCGCACCACGGATTTAATGCTGTACAAATCAAAGACGGCAAGGTGGTGCGGTTAAACAAGAACGGTACAATCAGAGCAGTGCTCGGAAAGTATGGGGAGTATGGCAAGCAAAAAGGACCCACGCCTCGCTAGAGCGGGAGTGGCTGGCTTCAATAAACCGAAGCGAACCCCAAGCCATCCCACTAAGAGTCATGTGGTTGTAGCCAAAGAAGGAAGCCAGGTCAAAACCATTCGGTTTGGGCAACAGGGTGTCACTGGCGACAGAAAGCCCACAGCCCGTCAAAAGTCATTCAAAGCCCGCCACGCTAAGAACATTGCCAAAGGCAAGATGAGCGCAGCGTATTGGGCAGACAAGGTGAAGTGGTGAAGAAGAAAGCATTTTGGGACAAGAAGAATCCCAACAAGAAGTCAAAGCCCCTTACCCCATCCCAGAAGGCTCAGGCTAAGGCACGGGCTAAGAAGGCTGGTCGCCCCTATCCCAACCTTGTGGATAACGCAGCAGTCAGGAGAAAGGCTAAGTAATGGCTACAGGAGTCGCAGGAAGCACGCTAACGGCTGAGATGAATCGTCTAGCCAACGGTGGCACATACCCCGCTCTAACGGCGTTTAAAGCCCTTGTAGGGGCTGCTAATGCCTGGGCTGGCACTTCTGGTCTGGGTTTATTGGGTGCCCTCAACTACAAGGCTTCCTCAAGCAGGCAGCCAGATGCCTACAAAGGTTTAAACGCTGTCTGCAACGAGATTGCTGGCACCTCCAACCTATCGGCAGTGGATGCCCTAAGGAGCATTGACCTATGAGTACCTTCGGACAACTTGCTGACCGTGTTGAGTCTGTACTCCACGGCTATACAGAGAACTCTGAGCCAACCACTTGGCTTACCTCGGCTATCACCTCTGCTGGTGCAACAACCTTCAATGTTTACGATGCCTCCGTTTTGGGGCGTGGCTTTGCTCAAGTTGACGATGAACTGTTCTTTATCAATAGCACGGACAATGTGAATAACCAACTCAACCTTTCCCCATGGG